GGCGCGTGCCTTGCCGATCCACTTGCCGCTATCGCCGCCGTCCTTGAGCCCTTCGACCGGGCCGGTCAGCGGCGGCGGCTCTCGGCTCTCGCCAGGCTTAGGCTTGCGTCGAACCGAGCTAATCCCGCCGCCTTCCTGGTAGTTCCGGGGCATGATCTCGTCGCGGCCCTTGAGGAAACCTTCCTCGGTCTTTGGCCGCATGCCCTCCTCGGTTCTGCGCGCGATGTCCTCGCCGACGCGGGGGCCGCCGGCTCCTCCTGGATAAGTATCGGGACGCCCAAGCGGACCAAGCCCAGGCCGCGGCGTCCTTCCGCCGTACTGGCGCTTGGCAACACCGCCGCGCTTGCGCTGGGGAGCCCCGACCTCTTTCGGCTCGTATTTCAACTCGATGTCTTTGATCGAGGGCCGCTCCAGTGTGACGTTGGGCAGCGCCGGCCGCTCCGTCGGCGTGGGTAGCGCCGGGCGCTCCTTTGGCGTCTCCATTTGCCGGCGAGTACGGATCAGCGCCTTATCGGGATCGGTTCCGTATCGAAAGCCGGGCGGGACTGCACCGCCTTCCTGGTACTTGCTTTTCTGCACCACGCGCCCGCCTTTCGGCGCCTTCGGCGTGGCGGGGGAGAGCAGATCGGCGTCCGCTTTCCCCGCGACCGCGCCGCCGCGGCGGTACGCCTTGCGGTCGGGCCGCGAACGCGCATTCTTGCCCGCGACCTTGGCGTGGAACGGCGAGAGCTTCTTCTTCTTCTTTTTGATGAACTGGGGCGGGAGCGCCATGTCATTTCCCCCGCTTCATGAAGTGCCCACGGCGAAACGACGGCGAGCGATCAGCACGACGTGTCGAGTTTCCGCCACTCACCTTGCTGTGGAAGGTGTTCTTGGGATTGACCATGCGCTTGGGATTAGGCGGCCAGCGCGGGACCTTGCCGCCCTTGGCCAACTCCGCCGCCTCCCCGATGAAGTCATCGCGCAGGTCGCGCGGGGAGTTGCCAATCGGACCAGCAGGCGGACGTGCCATCGCGGACTCCCCTTTGTTTGACATGCGCGCAGGCAGCTGACAGTCCGCCTCGCCAGTTCCCCGGGTGTCGTTTCACCCAGACGCGCACATTCAGTTACGACGTGGGGAAGCTCCCGTACACGGACCTCCAGTCGAAGTAGCTGAAACAGTACCGCTCCCTCCCCTTCACCTTCAAATTATCTGTGTCAAAATCGACGTACATGTCCATTTCGAACGGAACGCGATCGTAATAGATCAGGCCACGTTTGTCGGTTTTGATGAACCAGGCATACGGTGAGGTCAGGAACTCATCGACGATGTAGTCGCGCAACCCGCCACCGACGTGCTGGATGGCGTTGATGTCGTTGTCGTTGGTTCCCGGGCGAAGCTCGCTTCTCAGGAGTCGCACGATCACTTGCTCCAGCGCGGCTGGCACGAGCACCAGTTCTGCGCGGGCGCTGATTTTGATGTTGCGCTCATCAACCCAGTTGTTGCGGATGACCGTCATGGCGGTCAACAGCGAGGACTCGTTCAGATCGATGTCGGTGCCGGGACGGTTGCCGACCACGCCGATGTCGATCGGGTGGTCCGTCGCGAACAGCGCTTTCTGGTCACCGCCGACCTGCTGGTCGAAGACGGTGCCGACGTTGAAGATGTTCGCGGCGTAAATTTCCTTGGTCACCGCAAAGACGTCTTGCAACCCGAGGTTGGAAGGATTGAACTCTGCCTTATACTGGTTGTCTTCCACGGCCTTCCTGGTAATAATATACCCAAGGCTCAATTCCTTCATCTCTGCGTTGTACAACCAGCGTTCACCCGCGCGCTCATCGAAGTAGGTGCTCTGGGCTTCCGCCTTCTCACGCGCGAGCGGCAGGTACGCCATCTGCGTGCGGCGTTCCTGTGCCATCTTCGAACTGCGCTTCTCGAAGAGGCGGGACCACTTGGTCTCGATCTTCTTGTAACGACCTTCCACGGCCGCGAGGCCCGGGAAAAGCTCGTTCTTGATCGATGCCATATCAATCGGCATAGCTCATTCTCCTCTTTTCCCTGCCCGACTAGATGCCGAGAGCAGCAGTCTTCATGAACATCTCGTTCCAGCCGACCTCGACGATGTTGTAGGCGCTCGCCGCGTCGTACCCGTCGGAGATGTTCACGCCGAAGTTGCCCAGCCCCACGATCTTCCAGGGGAAGGCCGCGGAGGCGGTGGTGGTGGGGGCGCCCAGCGCCATCTTGGAGAAGCCGGTCGTGCTGGCGTTGACCACGATGTCGGCGTTGGCGCCGAGATCGGCGAGCGTGATCGGGCCGGCGTTGGCCTGTGCCTCGAAGATCACGAACGGATCGTCGATGACGAAGCAGTCGACCAGGCCGAGACCGCCGGAGCCCGGCCAATAGTTCGTCCAGATGTTGTAGCCGAGAGCGGCCAGCAGGTAGTGGCAACCGTCGAAGACGCCGCGCACCACGTGACCATCGGCAGCGGCCGCGACCGCGACGGTGCCGTCGGCGAGGCTCTTAACCACGTCGCCGCGGTTCATCGCGCCGGCGTTGTTCTGGGCCTTGAGTTGGGTGAAGGTCGAAGTCCAGGCTGCGCCGTCTTGACGGCGAATGGGCCGGAATCCGAATGGAGCCTGTGTGTTCGCCATAAGCTGGCTCTCCCTGTGAAGGGGTTACCGGCTTTGGCGAGCATCGCCGCAGACCGTGCGATTAGACCTGGTTCACTCGTCCGGCATCGGACGTGGGCGCTATTCCGGGATTACTCTGGTATCTCAATCGCCTCGCGCGTGGTGCGATTCGTGAGTACCATCCTCGGTGCCTGGCCCTCCGGCGTTACGCCCAGGTTCTCGCGATTGACGCGCATAGCCCGAGTCGCCTGTTCATGTTCGTCCATCCGCGCCTTCACTGTCAAGCGCATGGGCCGTTCCATCAAAATCATGTCCTTGACGATGACGGGGCCTTCCGTGCCTTCCGGGGCAAATCTGCCCGGGAAATGCGAGTGTAGAACCGGCCGCCAGCCCTGCAGGTAGTATTCCCGCTGTTCCGAGTAGTCGGCCTTGCCCAGGCACTCATAGCGCTTCCAGTTGAAGTCGATCTCGTTGTCGATGTTGCCCTTGCGCGGATCGCCTCTGGTCGGGGCGTACTGCGCCACCAAGTCATCGATGTTGAACGGATCGATGTTGGCGTTGCCCTCGCGCAACCGCTCGCGTGTCCGGTCCAGCGTCAGCCGCATGGTCTCGCGCACGGGATGGAGCCCTTCCTCGCGCGGGGAATCGCGCAACGGAGAAGGCTCATCTTGACGCGAGCCAAGCCCGCCAAGCCCGGCGGTCCCGGCGGTTTCGTGCATGTGCGGGGGATTGGGCGCGAGCCCCGGCGGGATTCCCGGTGGCGGCACCGGCGGCGGCAGCGGGCCTCTTTCAGAAGGTGACGGTATTCGCTCTGCCATCGGGCTCTCCTGATACACGTGTTAAAGCCTTAACGCTCAGGTGATCGGCGAGATTCGCCCTTCTCTGAGCAGGCGGATGTAGTTGAGCGCCCACTCTCTGGGCGCCACACCCTGCTCCTCCGCGAGGCGCCGCATCTTTGGCGTCATCACGAAGGTGTTGGCATCGGCGCTGCCGCCGGGCGCGGCACCACGCTCCACGGGGGCCGCCATCGTCGGCGCCCGTTGACGCGGATGGGTAGGGCTGGGTTGACCGTTCATAGCCTCTCCTCTGGCCGGGCCGATGATGCTTTCGATGTAGCCGAAATATCCCGGCGTATCGACGGTGTGGCCGGCATCGAGCGCGCTCTCGTGCGCGTCGATCGCGGTACGTTTGAGCGAGCCGTCGCCGCGGATTAGCTCAGGATGCCGGCGCAGGAACGCCTTCGTCGGTTCCGTGCGCCCCTGAATAGCGCGCTCCAGCGGATCGGTCGGCTCCGCCTCTGCCGGCTGGCGCGGCTGCGCCGGCTGCACGCGGCGCTGGTGCTGCACCTTCATGTTCTCGCGCTGCTGCGCGAGCACGATCTTATCGCGTTCCGCCAAGGCGAGATCGCCGCCCAGCCGCTGCATCTTCCGATTGATCGCTGCCGCGTTCGTGAAATCGCCTTCGTTCATTGCGGCGGCGTGTTGCGCTTCGAGCGAATCCATCTGGTCGGTGAGCGCCTTGATCTGGTTCTCGTTGTTCAACTCGTAGACCGACATGCCGCGCCGCTCTGCCTCCTGGGCAAAGAGGATGGCGTTATCGCGCTCCTGCTGCAGCCGGCGGGCGTCCTCGACGGCGCGGCTCCTGGCCGCGCGCTCTGCCGCGACCTGCGCTTCCAGGTCTTTCAATCCGACCGCGGGCGGAGGCGCTTGCCGGCCCGAAGGTCCTGGAACCGGCGGCGGTTTTGCTTGCGCAGCCGCTTGCTGGTCCCCTGCTGCCGCTCCCTTCGCCTGGTCCGCTGTCGTCGCATCGTCGTCCTCTTGATTGAGGTCGATGATCAGGTCCTCATCTTCGTTCGCCATGACGTTGCCCTCAGAAGCCCGCCCTCAGTACACCAGCCGCGGATCGTCCACGCGCATCACGATTTGCGTGTCCTTGAGCCGCCGGCAATGAATGCGATCGACCGTGAACTGGCGCCCCTCCAGGATATCGTACTGTACCCAGTCGCCGATCTCGACGTTCTGGCCGTAGAACTTGACGTGATCGTCGTCGCGGAACGCCAGCGGTCCTTTGCCGATCACCAGCCCGACCTTTCCTTGCCACAACGCCTCATCGTGACTCTTGTCCGCACGATAGAACTTCACGCCGGTTTTCCCCAGCGTGTCGTATTGCGGCATGTAGAACGTCGCCGTGATGATCCAGTTGTGGTAGACCGTGACGGTGGGTATCCACACCATGCAGCGGTCCATCAGGAACGCCTTGGGATCATTCCTGTACTCTTCGGCCTCTTCGTCGTTGCGCCAAGGCGGCATTGGCGCCTGGTGCATCGTAGCGAAGCTCGATACCGGCGCAGTCGGATCGTGGAACGTCACAGGCATCAGTTCACCCGATCTTTGAATGTCGACGGCTGGCCCGGCGGCGCGCGCATCGGTTCCTCGCCTTCGTTGAGCGCCTTGGCGACGTCGCGCATCATGTTGAGCACGATCTCGTAGGCAACGATCGTCGACCTGGTGCGATTGACGTCATCCCAGGTCTGGGCCGCGAACAGGCCGTTGTAGAGCCCGCCTTTCGTGCCGTCGCCGTGAAGTAGCTCGCGGATTCTGCGCTCCAGCGCAGCCGCGAAGGCGTAGTCGCCGCGTTCCATCATGGTGGTTTGTCCTCAGAACCCACTACGATTGCTTCTTAAGATTCAGTCCTGTCCGGCACCCTGGCAGCAGCTTTGGCCTTACGCAAGCGGCCGAGACCTCCGCCGGCGCCGCCAGTCGAGGGCGACAGGGGATATCTGCCGCCGACACTGCCGCCGCGAGCGAACCGCGACCTGCCTTCCTGGTACTCGGTTTGTCGCACCAGTGCAGGATCGCGGCTCTCGTGGTTCTTGGCCCTGAAGCCCGAGAGCTTCGCCTTCGGTGCAGAGCGAACCTGCTTTTTCATGAAGCCTTCTCCTTTTTCTCCTCCTGACGGAGCATCTTCTTGATCAGCTTGCGGTCCTGCGCTTCGTCACTGTGCTTGGTCTTGCCGCCCTTCTTAAAGCCGACCTGGAGCCCAGGCGCTGGTCGCGTGCGGCGCGCCGCGAGCGTTCCCGGCAACGGCACGGTGAGCGGCATGGCCGGACGTGCCGGACGGCCGGAGAGCGTCGGCGGACCTTTGATCGGCGGCGTCGGTGCGCGGCCGGGCGGCTCGCCGAGAATGCCGCCGCCTTGGCGTTTCTTGACACCCCCGCCGTGCTTTTGCTGCGGTGGCGTTGGTGGCGGCTCCGCCAGCGAAGCAATCGGCGGACTAGCCACGCCAGGCCCGCCGCCGCCCATTAGCTCATCCTCTGTAA